ACGTGTTTTGTTGCGGCTAATTGCCCAGCCTTTAAACCTTCAAACACCTGTGCTTTCAACCTACCAGTAGAGGTAAAGACTAAAGAACAATTGAAAGCCTTGCTAACCACAATCATTGAAATGCAGGGTCAAAGAGTTGCTTTCATGCGTTTTGCTGAAGAAATGAACGGTGGATACGCAGACCCTAATCTATCCCAAGAGATTGACCGCCTTCTTAAATTGGTAGGCAACGTTAATGAGATGGACCAAAACAAAGAGTTCATTCAGATTACTGCTAGTCGTCAATCTTCAGGTGGAGTTCTATCTGCCATCTTTGGAGACAGAGCCCAAGCCCTTAAAGAACTTCCAGAAGCACTTAGAGAAGATACTGTTACAAGAATTATTTCTGAATCTATAGAAGAGTAAGTTATCTGATAACAGTAAGTGGAGAGTAGTGGAACAAGGTGGAGCGGAGTGGAGTGAGGTTTAGCACTCCTGCAAGTCAGTAAGTACTCCACCAAGTTAACAAGTGCATGATAGGTTTTCTTCCGTCACAATAGGGCTCCTTGTTGAGGGGTATATTCAATTAAATAGAAATGGTGGTCGTTAAATGGGGTTGTTCTCTTTTGAACTAGCAAACGAATTCGTAGAGTCCTATAAGGCTAAGAAGGCACCATTTGGGTATAGAGATGCAGGGGGAAACTCTGTAGGGGAGATTACTTTTCTTCGCACCTATTCTCGCTTGAAGCAAGATGGTACTAAGGAGACATGGACGGATGTCTGCCAACGAGTTATCAATGGCATGTACTCCCTTCAGAAAGACCACGCAAAACTTAATCGCCTTCCATGGTCAGATGCTAAAGCAGCAGCCTCAGCAAAGGAAGCCTTTGACCGCCTCTTCAACTTGAAGTGGACACCACCAGGACGAGGCTTATGGGTAATGGGCACACCCCTAGTTAATGAACAGAGAAACTCTGCAGCGTTGCAGAACTGTGCTTTTGTATCTACTGGGTCTATGACAAAGACAGACCCAGCCAAACCATTCGCATTCCTTATGGAAGCCTCAATGCTCGGAGTGGGCGTTGGCTTTGATGACAAGGGTGCAGACAAGGAGTTTAATATTTATGAGCCACAACAAGGCGACACCATTATCATACCTGACACCAGAGAAGGCTGGGTTGAGTCAGTTGCGACCCTCCTCAATTCCTACCTCAAGCCAGATACGAAGACTCCAGTATTTGATTACCAAGAAATCCGTCCAGCAGGTACACCAATTAAAACCTTTGGTGGAACCGCAGCAGGACACGAACCGCTAGAGAAGTTACACCAGTACTTACGTCAGATGTTTGAGGGTCGTGCAGGTGGCAAACTTACTCGTCGTGACATTGCAGATATTGGAAACATGATTGGTGTCTGTGTTGTATCAGGCAACGTTCGTCGTTCTGCTGAACTGCTTATGGGACGCATTGACGACCAAGACTTCCTTAACCTAAAGAACTATGAAAAATACCCAGAGCGTATGTCTCATGGGTGGATGTCAAACAACTCTGTTGAGGTATCTGTAGGTCAAGACCTTTCTCCAATTATTGATGGCATTGCTCGCAATGGTGAACCTGGAGTTATTTGGATGGATGTATCTCGTCAGTACGGACGACTTTCAGACCCAATCAACAACAAAGACTGGCGCATTGCAGGTTACAACCCCTGTGCAGAACAATCACTTGAATCATACGAGTGCTGTACTTTGGTAGAAACTTACCTTAATCGCCATGACTCATTAGAAGATTTCAAGAGAACATTAAAGTTTGCTTATCTTTATGCAAAAACTGTGACTCTTATTCCTACTCACTGGCAAGAAACAAACGCCATTATGCAACGCAATCGTCGTATTGGAACTTCAATTTCTGGTGTAGCAAACTTTGCAGATAACAATGGTTGGTCACAACTTCGCACATGGATGGATGAAGGCTATAGAGTTATTAAGGGTTACGACGTTAGTTACTCTGAGTGGCTTGGCATTCGTGAATCAATTAAAACTACAACTGTAAAGCCATCAGGAACAGTTTCAATTCTTGCTGGTGAATCTCCTGGAGTTCACTGGGCATCAGGTGGTAAGCACTTCCTTCGTGCTATTCGTTTTGCAAACTCTGACCCAATGCTTCCGCTATTTGAAATGGCGAAATACAGAGTTGAACCTGCTGCGGAATCACCTGAAACTACAAGTGTTGTTTTCTTTCCTGTAGAGACTAATGCTAAGAGAGCAGAGAAAGATGTAACTATCTATGAAAAGGTAGCACTTGCTGCTGCTGCTCAACGATACTGGTCAGATAACTCTGTATCAGTAACAGTTACGTTTGATGCAGATAAAGAAGCAGAGAACATTGAGCCTGTGCTTCACATGTATGACGGACAACTCAAGACAATTTCTTTCTTGCCTATGGGTAACCACGTCTATCCTCAAATGCCTTACACCCAAATTACTGCACAAGAGTATGAAAACTTTACAATGAAGTTGTTCCCTATTGACTTTAGCGGTGTTTATGCAGGAATGGCTTCAGATGCAATTGGTGAGGCTTACTGCACTACTGATGCTTGTGAAGTTAAACTTATTAAAGACAACCTATAACTTCTAAATAAAAAAGCCCCTCAATTATTGGGGGGCTTTTTCTTGTTGTTATTAGGAGGAGGAGTACGCAAACGCTTCTTTGCTAACTGAGCAGCACGATTGGATTTGCTTCTATCTGCTTTTGCTTTTGCTTCTCCTTCTACTTTCTTTTGGCGCAGTATTACTACATCAAGAGGCTCACGATGAACTGTTGCTTCTTTAACTTTGTTGTTACGAACAGTAACTCTAATGACATGGTCTTTAGAGGAGGGGTGACGACTTACATAAGAAACATCACCATTGGGAAGTGTGTTCGAAGCACCTACTCGTGTTGCGTAGGAAATTTCATCTGAACTTGCATTAGCCATGTATAAAGAATAAAGAAAAACCCCGACAGTTAGTTGCTATCGGGGCTATGACTTCTTTTACTTACCTTTAATAGAGGCTACTTTTTGGTACCCAGTCTTCTTTTTGTTCCTTGAGCCAGGTAACTTACCCCCAGGGCCTTTATGTCCTGCTTGTCGTGCTGCTAAGCCAGCATCAATTTTCATTTGGTTCTTCTTCGCTCCCATTGCTTTCCCTTCTGCTAAGGCTTTTACTTTACCATAAATGAGAAAGCCCCACCATTTCTGATGGGGCTTCTCGTGTCGCTTCTGCTATTGCTTTGTAGGAAACTTGCTCATCCATTCTTTTACTTTGGGTGAGGTAATTCCTTTCCATGCTGTCCAGTTTTTTCCGCCATTGCTCATGTGATAAGCAACTTGGGCATTGACAACAGGGTTCAGCAAGTCAGAGTTTGACTTTAAGCCAAATTGTTCTCTTCTATCAACTCCTAATTCGCCAAGCATGTTTACTTGAAACATGCCGTAGGAGTTATCACCAGTATTGGTGTTCCCGTTGTGGGCAAGGGGACGTCCATTTGATTCCTTTTTAGCAATCGCCCACGCTTCCTTAAGGTCTTGACCTTCGAAACCGACTGCTGATAACAACTCAACTAACTCTTGGTCAGTCAAAGTATTAGCGTTCTCATACTTCTTTAGAATTGTTTCTTTTACTACTAAGGCTTGTGCTTTAGTTGGTGCTATGGCTTCTGTTGTTCCAGTAACCACAAACCCAAAGGCTAGTAGCATTACACCACCACCTATTCCTAATGCTTTCAACCTTGCTTTTGCTTGTGCTTTGCGTATTTCTATTACTTTTACAGAGGCTTTTGCTAAAGACCCTGCTCTTGCTTTCGTTTGTTCTTTCATCTTTCACTCCAAAAAGTCGCTGACAACCTCGGCTGCCTTTGACTGCTGGTGACGGATTCGGTGTAAATACCTTTCCGTCGTTGTGATTGACTGATGACCTAAACGCTCTTTAACCTCATGAACATCAACTCCCCCCTTCAAAAGAAGAGTGGCGTTAGCATGTCTAAGGTCGTGCGTTTTGGGATACCAACCAATACCTGACTGGGTTATGGCTTCGTTCCAGGTAGTTCTCCACCTGTCACGAGGTAAATGTCTTTTGCTATTGCTTTGGCTTCTGCTATTGCTTCTGCTATCGCTTTCGCTAAGGCTTTTACCTTTGCCTTTCGCTTTGTCCTTTCTGTATTGACTGCGGTATTCCTTTACCGCTTGCTTACATTGGCTACACCTACACCCACCAACATTGTATGAATACGCTGTTGAGTGCTGAAAGGTCTTGTTTCCCTTCATGTAAGGCTTCCCTTTGCTTTCGCTAGGGACATTCATTCTACCCTCATCTATGACGAGGTTCTTTGAAAAGACTAACTCGTCTTTTGCTAGTGCTTTTGCTATGACAAAGGCTTTGATTTCGGCTATGAGGTTTGCGCTTAGGGTTACTGTGCGCTTATGCCCGTTTTTTGTGGCGGGTATGACTATAAATCTTTCTCCATTGTTTAATTTTTTTCCAACATCACTTACGCTTCGTCTTACATAAACTTCTTTTGATTGGAAATTGAAGTCTTTTACACGCAGTTCTGTGGCTTCTCCAAACCTAAGTCCTGAGCCTACGAGAAACCTAGCAAATAGGCGTGAGCCTTCTGTGGGTAAGTTCTTTAGCACCTTTGAGAAGTCTTTAGCCTCTAGCGTGTAGGTCGGGTCTGGTCTGCTTACGGGGGTCTTTATGCGGTGGGTTGGGTTGATTGGGATTACCTCATTATCAACTGCTTGCCTAAATAGATAACCTAGTGCAGTTTTGAGGTGAGAGATTGTGCTTGGACTTATCCCTTCGGATTGCAGGTTGTCCAACATCTTGCGTATGTCTTGCTTCTTGATTGACTTGATTTTTTCGCCGCCGATAACAGGTAAGGCATACTTCTTTAGAAGGATTGAATAGTGCCTTCTTGTTGCTAGTCGGACATCAGTTCGCTTCATAAGTTGTTCAACATAGGTGGCTATTGTGTCTTGGTATTCGGGCAGAACATCAAGCGAACCTTCTTCTGCCAATAGCCCTGCTTGTAGGGCTTTAGCCCTGCTTGGGAATGTGCCTACCGATTTGGCTTTGCCTGTCTCTGCGTGCCTGTAATAGCCTGTGAAACGGCTTCCACGCTTGACTACATACGCCATGAAACGCC